GGCATATCAACAGACGACTTGATTGAGTATTTGCGTACACAACCAAAAGGCCGTGAAGCATTGAAACAGATTGAGGACTATCTGCGTGGTGGAATCAATCTTGCCAAGGAGACCGGATATTCGCAAAAAGTCAAGATCACGAACGTTACTGATGATGTTCTGAAGGAATGGATTGACAAGTTGGCTAGGGGTCGTGTACTGGTTAAGACTGGTGGCGATGAAGAACTGATGATGGCTATTGCCTACAAGCGTGTCCCTTTAGCAGATACATTTGACAACAGTTTCAAAATACTTACCCCTAAGACCGTGGAACTCGACGGCGTAGTGCGGAATGTTCTTGATGGACCACAGATACCAGGCAGAGGTTCGTTGATTGACATGGGTGTTGACCCCACTACCAAGAAACAAATACTTGCTGTTGTCACCAATGAATCGGGTGGAAGATGGCAGTTACAAAGTGTTTCAACAAATCAGTTTACTGGTGTTGGTGTTGAGGCAGATGAGTTGGCGCGTGGTCGAACAGAGCTGACCAAAATGATCCAGGATAAGAGAAGTGTTCCAAATAATCTTCCAGCAAAAGTCAAATATGCTGAACGTAACGTTGTTGATGAGGCAAAGAATCCTTTAGATAAGATGTTGCGTCGAGGTACAGACTGGTTCTTTCACCAAATTTATGAAAGCAAAGTCGTCAACAAACTTGAACGATCACCTGTATACCGTCAGTTCTACTATGAGCAGGTAGCAAAGAACGTTGACAGTCTTACTCCTGCTGAAGCAAAAAAGTTGGTTCAAGACGTAATTGATAATGCTGCTGCGATTGAAATGAAACCAGCGAATTATGTTGGCAGTAAAGCGAACTGGAAGCAGATACAAGAACTAGCTAAACAGGCGAACGGTACTGGAACGATCAAAGACCTTGACGATTATGCAGGTTTAAGCGCACTTAACTCAACTAAGGAAGCGTTGTTTAACGCAACCGAACGCAACAACCTTGAAGATATTATGCGTATCGTCATCCCATTCGGTGCTGCATGGCGTGAAGTTGTTGGCACATACGCCAAATTCTTGGTTGAGGACCCTACCCGTATTCGTCGCGCACAACTCTTGTTTAAGGGTGCAACAGACTTTGATCCAGATGGGAACGGTCGAGGATTTTTCTATAAAGACCCAACCACAAAACAGTATTCATTTAACTTCCCTCTATCCGGTGAACTAGCGAAACTTGCTACTGGCATTAACGCACCGTTGCAGGGAACTGTGAAACGTGTATCTGTTGGTTTGGACTGGCATCCAGCATTAGGCCCTGTAGGGCAGATTGCTGCCGACCAGATTATTCCTGACACACCAAAGTTTGATGGAATTGTCAGCATCCTCCTCCCTTATGGTCGTGGGACGACAGCATCGTTGCTTCCTTCATGGGCGAAAAAACTTCAGTCTGCTATTGAAGCTGACCCATCAAAACTGGAAGGCATTTACGGCAACACCTACATTGACACTATGCGGGCGTTGGCTGCTTCAGGTGACTACAACCTGGACACACCCGAAGGTCAACAAGAACTGATGTCTGACGCTAAGGGCAAGGCACGTATTTTGACTGCGATGCGAGCCATCGGGCAGTTCATCGGACCTACCGCACCTGGCACAGAGTTTGAAATACCTGTCAAAGATGGTGACATCATGGCATCGCAACTCATCCAAGAGTTCTACAAGTTGCAGGCAGATAACTATGACACCGCTGTTGGTGAGTTCTTGCGTATCTATGGTGAGGATGCGTTGCTGTATCTGTCGTCTAAGTCAAAGGCAACTGTTGAAGGTTTGGAAGCAACCAAAGAGTTCGGTGATTGGGAGCGAACCAATGGTGAGGTTATTAAGGCATATCCTGATGTGGCAGCGTTCTTTGCCCCTGGTGGATCAGACTTTGATTTTCAAGTGTGGCAACGCCAGATCAAGGGTGGGAAGCGTGTCCGGTTGACTGACAAGCAGGTTATTGAGCAAGCCCAATACCGTTTGGCTTCATCGCAATATAAGGCTTATCGCGCACAAGTTGGGGCTTACCCTAACGAGGAGCAACGCGCATGGCTTAAAGGTATCCGTGTTGAGTTGAACAAGAAGTACCCAGGTTTTCCTGTTGTCCCTGTGTTCACGGTAGGTGAGTTTGAAAAGAAAGTTGTCCAGATGAAAGACGCTATTGCTGATCCACGTTTGAAGGATAACGATGTGGCTAAAGCGGTTAATACTTATTTCAGTTATCGGGATCAGGTTCTTTCACAATGGATTGCTGCTGGTGGATCGGCTCAGGGTTTGGCTACATCTAAGAGTGCTGAACCGTTGCGAGGGTACTTGACTAGCATTGGTGATGCGCTTGCCGTACAAGTTCCAGATTTCGGGCGTGTTTGGGAACGTGAATTACTATCTGAGGTAGACCAATGAGCATGACACCAACTCCAACACAACCAGTTAACCCTGATCCACTTGGCGTGGGTCCTGCTCCAGTTGTCGTTGCTGGTGGTAGTAGCAAGCAACCGATTCCACGTGAAGTGACAGGTGTTGCTCCTGCTGTAAAATCACAGGTTCCGTTAACACAGAGAACCACCACAGGAAAATACCTATATTCGGGAACGTATCTCGCTAACGCACAGGGACAGGTTTATCGTGCGGCATATAACCCGTCATCTGATCCTGTTACTGAACTAGCAAAACTTAATTCAACTGAACGGTTGGGGTTATTGACCGAGTTGTATCAGCGTGGTTTCTATGACGGAAAAGGCAAACCATCAGATAACGGAGATTCTCCTCTTGACACTAAAGCGATGCAAGAGTTCCTTCTGACAGCCAACACATACGGATACGACTGGCAAACCTCTTTGAACTTTGTGCGTCAAGAGTTCCCTGTTAGGGGTGGTGGCGGTGGTTCGCGTCGCAAGGCAACATCATCGGTTGATTTGGGTCGAGCATTACAGGATGAGGCTTTCTCTATGTTGGGGCGCAAGCTCAGCAAAGAAGAACTACAACAAGCAATCAGTTCTGTGCAATCTAAAGAAGTTTCTACAGATACTTCTACGAGTACTCTTGTTCAGATGGCCCCACAGCAAGCTGACCCTACCCAGGCTCAGGCTTACGGGTTTACTCGCGCCGCAGATATCGTTTCTCAGATGCTAAGGAATGGTGGATAATGTCAACACGTCCTTCTGACTTAAATATTGGTGGCGGTGAATCTAGTGTTGATCTAGTTTTTTCTGGCAACCAAATTCCTGCACCACCAACTGAACAAACCGCGTCTGAAATTGAAGCAGACATCAAAGAAGTCAAAGAGTTGTTCAAGGACCTTGAAAAAGGTTTTGGCAAAACGACATTGGTTTCGTTCCCTACGCTTACCGCATTTGAGTCTGCTAAAGCGCAGGCTTACACGATGCTTAACGAAACTTTGCCTGCCGAGTTGAAGAAGCGGAAAGCGTGGGAAAGCAAATATCGTGTCAAGGTTGCAGGACTTTTTGGCACTGGTGTTAACGAACGCACAATTCTTTCAGCTGACGAGGTGTACCAATATCAGCAAAAATACAAGGAAGCAACAAATTCTAAAGACCCTGAACTTAAAGCGTATGACTCTGCGGTAAAAGCAGTAAATGATCTGCGTAACAAGATCAATACCCCAGGAACCAAAGAGTCAAAACTTTCGCCAATGGATCAGCAGTTGTTGATTGCAGCAAAATTGAAGGAAGTGCAAACCTTTATTACGCCACGGGTGCAGGAACTTCGTTCGGAGAACATCCCTATTCGGGTTGATAGGTATGGGCGAACGGTTGATTCAACAAGTTTTGCTTTGGTTAATCAAATTGATTCACAGATCAATCGTGCTGTAAATGAGGGTGTCCGTATTGCTGAACGTGTTTACGGCACTCGGAAACCGACAGCAACCCTGTATGGTCAACCAGCAGAATTAACAACTATTCGTAACGAAGAACAAACACGCCAGTTGTCAGAGTTCTTGGATCGTGCGAACACCTTGCGTACTCAAACACCTTCGCAAGCCGCCGCACAGCCGATCACCTACACGCAACAACCAACTGCTGCTACTGGTGGCCAGCCTGCTTCTGCAACTATCACACCTACCGGTGCTTCTAAGCGGGCTATTGACGCTCAGGCTCAACGTTATTCGGCTATGGCTGGACAAACGCCACCACCGGCTACGGGTGCAACGGGTCCTACTGGTGCTACAGGACCAGCAGGCGTTGGTGGTGCTACTGGCGCAACAGGTGTAGGTCGTGTTGGTGCTGGTGGAACTATCGGTGGTGGTACAGCCGACACAGCCAAATTCAAAGTTGGTGACTGGCAAGCAGTATTGCAGGATCAGTTCCCTGGCTACTCAAAAGATTGGTTGGCAGCAAACTCTGCTCAACATTTTGGGCAGGACATGATTAACCTGATGGTCGAGGCTGCGAAGCCAAACGGTAGGTTCATGGGTTTAACCACCAACGCTTCGGTTGCTGCGTTTCAGAAAGCAATCAAACAAACCGTTTACTGGCAGACCACTGAAAGTTCGGCAAAGAACTTTGACCAAGCAATCGGTCCTGACCGTGACCGGATCATCAACAACAAGAAACTAGAGATCGCTAACTCGTATGGTGATGTGTCGTTTGACGATGCAACTCTCACACAGCTCGCTACTAATGCGGCACGTTTAGGTTTGACTGGACTTGGTTTGCAACAGGCTGTTTATGCTGGTGCGCTGAAGCCTGGTGCTGGTGGCTCACAGACTGCTTTGGCTGGTAGAGTGTTGCAGGGTGCTGACGCTGATCGTATTCGCAGTATCGGTCGTGGCTGGAACACAAAGATTACTGATGGTCAAATCCAATCAATCTTGACTGGTAAGGCTGATCCTGCTACTGGACTTGTGTTGACCGAGGACGGGTTGCGTGAACAGTTGCAAGCGAAGTGGAAGGGTGCTATGCCCCATTTGCGCGATCAGTTTGATGCTGGTTTGAACTTGGATCAGATTGGTTCTTCGTACAGGTCTTATGCTGCACAGCTGTTGGAAAAGCCTGAGGATCAGATCAATATGTTTGAGGGACCTTATTTGCAGGCGTTTGATAATGGTGAGGGTGGTCAGTTGTCGCTGTCTCAGTGGATTGAGAAGGTTAAGACTGATGACCGTTTTGGTTGGCAGTTTACGAAGCAGGCTAATCAGCAGGCTACGGATATTGCTTTGACTTTGGCTAGAGCATTTGGAAAGGTTGGCTGATATGCCACAAATTAACGAAGAACGTTTAGCACAGGCTTTAGTTAGTCAGGGTGTTTCTTTGGCTGATGCACAGGTTATTGCTGCTGAGGCTGCTACTGCCTCTGCTGCTGTCATTACTCCTGCCCCCGCATCTGCACCTGCTGTTGCTGCTTCTGTTGCACCGCTAACAAAGGCTGAACGCAAAGAAGTATTCGTTGAGCAACGTGCAGCAGAACTAACGGCTGCTGGTAAACCAGTCAATACTGTTGCTTTAGAAAAAAAGTTTGATGAACTTGCTAAAACAACAGAAGGTCGAGCACAAATCACCACTGTTGTGCAACGTGCTGAACCAGCAGTTTTGCAGGCGATTGGACCAGCCGAAGTTCCTGCTGCACTTCTTCCTGCTGGACTCGGCGCACCCGCCGCACCTACCACAGCCGCACGAACTATTACAACTCCGCAGAATGTTCGACCTGAAGAACTCGCAAGAGGTTTATTCACCGAAGAAACCTCTACTCCTGGTTTCACTTCTGTTGGTCCAACCCCTCAACCCGTAACGCCGCAAGAAGCACCTGCGCCTGTTTCCGTTGAGCAACCACCAGCACAACAGGGCGCATCTACAACACCACCCAATGTTCGACCTGAAGAACTTGCAAGAGGTTTATTTCCTGGTTATGTTGGTGAGGCAGAAAACATTAGCCCTATCGGGGCTGGTGGTGGTCCTGCTGGTGGTGGTCCTGCTGGTGGTGGTCCTGCTGGTGGTGGTCCAACCACCGGAGGTGCGACTGGTGCGACTGGTGCTGACGGTCAGGATGACGGTGGGGAAACACCAGAGGAAAGGCAAACACGTTTAGCCAACGAACGTGAAGCTGCTCGCGAGGAAGCTGATCGTGTCCGTAGAGGTAGGGACGCTCGTAGCACAATGGCTGCGGTTCTGAACACCTATGGTTTGGGTGAGTTAACTGAATATGTTTACGATCTTATTGCTAGAGAAACCGTTAACATCAACAACCCTGACGCAATCATTTTTGCTATTCGTGAACAGCCTGCATATCAAAGGCGTTTTGCTGGCAACGCTGCTCGACTGAGGGCTGGTTTGTCCGAACTGAGTCCTGCCGAATACATCGGTTTAGAAAACCAGTTCCGTCAAACTTTGCGGTCCAACGGTTTGCCAGCAAACTTCTATGACCAGCCAGATGATTTCAAATCGTTCATTGAGGGGGACGTTTCAAACTCTGAACTGAACGAACGTGTCCAGCAGGGTTATCGTGCTGTCGCTGACGCTGATCCAGCCGTTAAGGAACAGATGAGGAACCTGTACGGGGTTTCCGAAGGGCAGTTAGCGGCATACTTCCTTGACCCACAACGCACAGCCCCACTACTCACCCGACAGGCGCAAGCTGCCAATATCGCTGCCCGTGGCTTAGAGCAGGGTGGGATGCAGTTGACTGGTCAGTTCGCTGAGGACCTGGCTCGACGTGGTATTACTGAACAGCAGGCTCGCGCAGGCTTCGCTGAAGTCGGCGGGTTAGGCGAACTAAAACAGACTTTCGCGGGTGAAACAGCACTATCGGATGAACAGTTGGCTGGTGCTGCGTTCGGGATTGATGTCGCCGCGCAACAAGAGTTGGAGCGTAAACGTCGTATGCGTACAGCCGAGTTCGCTGGTGGTGGGTCATTTGCTCGGACAACAGGTGAAACATCAGGCTCCATTTCCACTTCGGTAGGTAAAGCGCAATAGCATACTTGACACTGTCAAGTGAAGTGTGTGTATACTAGGACTGTTCGGTAACGGACACCATTGGAAAGCCCCCGATTTCAATGTGCAAAAGGGGTGAGACTTGCAGCCATTCGGGAACCTCCAGCCGAATGTGGGCAGAAGGAGTGGGTCATGTCAGATGCAAACTACGAGTTTGAGGATGATGCAGTTCAAGACCAGCAGCAATCGAAGGACCCTGTGCGAGCGCACTTGCGGAAACTTGAAGCCGAAAATAAGGCTTTACGTGAGCAGGCAGCGGAAGCAGAGTCGGCCCGACGAGAACTTAACTTCGTGAAAGCGGGCGTCGACCCGAACGATCCGAAGTACAAGTATTTCGTTAAAGGCTACGACGGTGATTTAACACTGGAGGCGATTCGACAAGCGGCAGAAGAAGCAAGTCTCATACCTAGTCAGAACAAGGAAGTGGTTGCTGAACAGCAGTCATGGAATCGGGTGGCACAGGCAGCGCGAGCTGGGCAGACAAGCGAACCTCCTGTCGATTACGCTGAACGTATTGCTAATGCAAAATCCACGGACGAAGTGATGCAGTTGCTGGCCCAGGCGCGAGCCGAAGCAGAAAAATACTAATCACTCCCCATAGGATTCACATTCTTTGGGGCTACCCCTAAAGGAAAACATCATGGCCTTAACACAGGCATCATCGTTGTCAACCGATCAGGCAGCATACGACCGTTTAGCATATTTTGCTTTGCGTTCAGAACTCTTGTTCGATCAGGCAGCAGACGTACAACCAACCAACCAGTCAATGCCTGGTTCTTCGGTGATCTTCACGATCTTCGCAGACCTTGCAGAAGCAACCAGCACACTTGCTGAAACAACTGACATCACCCCTGTGGCTATGTCGGACAGCCAAGTGACTGTAACGCTTGCTGAGTATGGCAACACAATCAACACCACCGCAAAACTCCGTGGAACTTCGTTCTTGGACGTTGATGCAGCAGCAGCGAACCTTATCGGTTACAACGCTGGTGACTCAATCGACAAGGTTGTTCGCGACGT